CCTGACTACATTGCACCCAAGGATCGCTACACTAAGAAGACATGCTTGTGGACAGGTGGAGGCTTCACTATGCCACCCAAACGTCCGACACAAAAGCCTGACGGATACAGTCAGCAACACCTAAAGCTAGGCGGTAAATCCCAGCGCACGAAAGACATACGCAGTGCTACACCACGAGGGTTTGCACGAGCAGTGTTTGAAGCTAACGTAAAGGAGGATGAGTTAGTATGAATACGCAGCTTAGACAATTCATGAAAGAAAACTGGGTTGGTATGCTCACAGATGAACTGATTGATGCATGGAACAACCCTGACATATGGGGTGCTAATTATACATTCTCACCGCAACGTGCTATGGAATCTGTAGACTATTACTTAAATGAATGTGAAGAAAACAAGGAGGTCAAACAACTGCACAACATTATATGGAATGACATTGATTGGGTAGTTGTAGTAAAGGATACAGAAGAACAAGCAAAGAAGGAGTATGTAGTATGACTTATACATTCACACGAGGAGACAAGACCATGATGCTACATGGCTATGACATTGATGCAGCCATGACTATCGCAGACCTCATGATAAAACAAACTGTTGACGGGTACTGGAAGTGTATGATAGGTAATACAACATCCTATACATGGAAAGAGATACAAAAAGGTATAACAAAATGGGACTAGCAGTATTCTTATTATGTTTTCTAGCAACACTATATCTTTGTGCTTGGTGGATGGAAACTTAATCTTAGCTATAAAAAGGAGACACATATCATGGCTAACAAACAACTAGACACTATCATGAAACACCTACAAACTGTAGGCAGCATCACAAACCGTGAAGCTATCGTGGAGTATAACATCATGGCACTACCACGCCGCATCAAGGACTTGGAAGAGTTCGGTAACACATTCAACCGTGTACGTAAGACACACCCAGTGACAGGTCAACGCTATACACGCTACGTATTGGTCAATGAACATAATGCAGCATAAAGGTAAATACATAGGGTATGGTGATGATGGTCATGTTGTCATCATATCCCGCAACAAAAAGATAGTCATCAAGTACATGCAGAAGGAGACACAGCAATGACTTACAGAGTACAATTCTTTGACACCGATGGTAAACTTATCTGTTGGTACAGCACAGCTAACAAGGCAGAGGCATACAAGCTAGCTGTAAAGAGTAAGAACTGGTATGCAGAAGTGGAGAGAGTCTATGCCTAAATACAATGTCGAACACCTAAAGAACATCCATCGTTATCACAATGAACTGCAACAACAGATTGATGATGCTGATTGGATGGGTGAGTACGATGATACACATCACCTACGTGCTGAACTAGAACATGTTAAGAAAGAGATGGACAATGGTGCAGTTTGGTATCCGATGCATTGAAGAGATACTTCGCTTGGCATTAGGACTCTACATCCTAGCACCTTTCCTGTATATCTTCTTAGTATTTATAGGAGCAACAGATTGACACATGAAGCAGACGAGGATGATCCACATGATGAGTCTACACATTGGATTGGGCAGATACCTAAAGAGGACACTGACAGCAATGAGCGTACTGATAAACGTTCTACTAGGAGGTCAGAACAACCAAACATTCAGCGCAAGAAACTACCAGTGGCAAAAAGAAAAGAAACCTAATATCGTATACTTCATTGATTTACTATTAGGTAAAGGGCATTGTGTAGAGTGTTGGGCATACTGGAAAGTGAGGAGAAAATGGTAAGTAACATTCCAGGTAAGACAGCAAGTGTGCGTGATATAGTAGATCACTACCTACACAGTGATAACTACAAACGCTTATCAGGTAAGTCACAGCGAGAGTATGCTGCACAGCTAGAGAAAGCACTTGATACTGTAGTAGAAGGTAAGCCTCTTGGTAGCTACCGTGCACGTTCACTCAAAGCTAGACACACTAACCTAGCATATCAGCAGTGGCTACAGATAGGTGCACACACAGCTAACTATCGTAAGGCTACACTCAGTACAGCCTGGCGTTACTGTATGCGCCTTGACGTAATGGAGAACGATCCAGTCAGACTGATCAAGACTGAGAACCCTAAGCCACGCAAGGTTAAGTGGACACGTGATCAAGTACATCTGTTCCTTGACACAGCATACTCAGACTTCAAGTGGCGTAGCATTGGGTTAATTGTACACATGGCCTACGAATGGGCACAACGTGTAGGTGATATGCGTGTCTTGACTTGGGATCACATTAACTTCGATGCCCAGCGCATAGACCTAACACAAAGTAAGCGTGGAGCAGACGTTCATTTGCCTATCCCAGAGGCTCTGTGTGCCATGCTACAGCAGCAGAAGGAGGACTTCGGGTTCCAGACCTACGTAGCACCCAAGACTACGCCTGTAGCAGGAGCTTATGTGCCTTACCCAGTAGATCAAATTGATGATGCTATCAATGAAGTCAAGGATGCTGCAGGACTACCAAAGAATATCACTGCTATGGACTTACGCCGCACTGCTATCACTGAGATGGTAGAAGGTGGCGCTGACCTAGCTCAGATCATGCAAGTCAGTGGACACCGTAGCACTGAATCAGTTAACCCATACTTAGTAAACACATTCAGCGGTGCTAAGACTGCACTAGCTAAGAGAGGTAAGTCTTAATGCAGAACATTAAGAACTACATCGAAGGTCTTGATCTTAAAGAAGGAATGACACATCGTGTTACGTGTCCTTGGTGTGGTGGTAAGAACACATTCACTGCTACCAAAGAGGATGGCACTGTGATATACAACTGCTACAAGCTTGACTGTCGCATAAAAGGTGCAACCAGTACAGGTATGACAGCAGAGGAGATCATGGGTAGGTTACGCCCACAAGAGAAACACAAACAGAAAGAGGAACAAGAGTTGCTTACGTGGCCTGAACATGTAGTCACACCCAGCGCAGAGCATTCACTACACACTAAGTTTATCAAGCGCTGGGACTTAGAGTATGAATACTTGATGTACGATGTCAAAGATCGACGCACTGTGTTCCCAATACGACATGAAGGTAGACTTATTGATGCAGTAGGACGTGCGTTAGATGGAGCTATACCAAAGTGGTATCGCTACAGTGGGATAGCTGACGTATACAAACGTACAGTAGGTAAACCTAACGGTGTAGTTATTCTAGTAGAGGATGTCATTAGTGCAGTATCAGCAGCTAAACTTGTACCAGGTTTGACTGGTCTAGCTATCCTTGGTACATCACTTAATGTTACAATGATGAAACATTTAGAGGACTACTACAAGATAATCGTAGCGTTAGACCCTGATGCTGCACACAAGACCTTGGCATACAAGCGAGAGATAGAGTCATGGACAGGGTTAGACACAAGAGCATTAAGGCTTGACGATGACCTGAAGTATAAGGTAGAGTCTGATATAATCAAACTTAAGGAGATGGTATGATAGAAGTAACTTACGTAGATCACATGGGTGATGACTTATCTGTAGTTAATGCTGCACGTGTTAGCTTCGGTAAGAAGTCAGACTACATGCCACGTGTACATATGGGTGAGCCGAAGGTACTGCAACACAAGGATGACAAGCTGATCAAGTATCTAGCCAAGCACAAACACTACAGCCCATTCAACCACACGTTTGTTACCTTCCACGTCAAAGCTCCTATCTTTGTAGCTCGTCAGCTTCAGAAACACGAGTACACGATTTGGAACGAAATAAGTAGACGTTATGTGGATGAAGAGCCTGAGTTCTACCAGCCTGAAGAATGGCGTGGACGTAGTGCTGATAAGAAGCAGGGTAGTGATGGTACTGTTAAGAGTAATGCTAACGTACCTTACTTTAATGATACGATGCTAGGTGTATATACACAGCTTCTTGACGAGGGTGTAGCACCTGAGCAAGCACGTATGGTACTGCCACAGTCTATGATGACAGAGTGGTACTGGTCAGGCACTATGAAAGCAATGCATAAGATGTGCAGCCTACGATGTAAGCCTGACACACAACTTGAAACACAGATCGTGGCTAACCATATAGATGAAGAGATGGCGAAGCTATTCCCTGTATCTTGGGAAGCACTCAGAGCCTATGAGGATTGATATGACTGGTATGATTGGAGTAGAACAAGTAGAGGAACATGAAGATGGTAGTGCCACCTATCAGTTCCACCTTGATAACAACTGTGCTAAGTTACTACAGGAAGAAGGGCTGAAGCTAGTACTGTACTGTGCAGCAGCAAAGCTAGACTTGCAGATAGTGTACGATTTTATAGAAGATCACATAAGGTATGAGACAGATGGCTAAACTACCTGAAGGACGTAAGGCATTGCCCGATGAATGGTTCATTGATAGAGCTAAGATAATGCAACCTGAACCTAAAGAAGAGAAGAAGCTAAAAAATAGTTGTTTGCAATGTGATGGCCCTGCAGAGTATTATTTATGTAATTTCTGCTTGGAGGATAAGTAATGTATACTGTAGAGTTTGAACCAGATGCATCTATCATTAAGTCATTAGATGAATCGGATACATGTGAAGACATAGAAGTTATCATAGCTGATGACGGGATAGTATTCCTTCGTCAGTTCATTGAAGAGTTAAACAGACACGAGATAATATCAATTACATATCAGCAGCTACTAGATATTATGGCTGCACTTAAGTCACCTGAAGGAGCATTCTATGCAAGATTCATCAACCCCAAAGACAGCAATCGTTGATAGTCGTGTACCGCTTGGTTATGTCTACGTTAATCTACCTGTTGACGAAGTACTAGAAGCGTGTCGCATGTACATCAATAACAAAAAGTTTGACAATGCACTTGACGCTGTATATGACGGTGGGCATATTGAAAGTTGGGACTACTGGTCACAAGGAGATGTGAAATGAAAGAGCTACAAGAAGAACTAAAGCAATGGCAAGCTAAGCTTCAGCACCCTAAGCTTGAAGCATATGAGCGTAAGTTGATCCAGTGTGAGATCGCATACTTACAGAAGGAAATACAGGATAGGCAGTACACAAAGAAGAAAGAGTACGCCTAGCCACAGTCTTAGAGGAGACACGACATGATGGAACTAGCACTTATCCGTACACTTATGGACAAAGAGTTCTATGATAACCACAAGGGTATCCGTTGCCCTGATAAGATATTCACTAAAGATGTACGTAAGATCAAGCAGACACTAGACTATGCTATGGATACGTATGAGAAGACACTGACTCCATCTGAGTTAGAAGCTCTCTTCTATGCTGGCAACAACAGCATGACCACAGCTAACAAAGAAGCGTTCCGTGATCTGTTCAACAAGATTGCTAGAGAGAACCCACTCAACAAAGAGATAGCTGATGATGTATTGTCTAAGCTATTCCAACAAGTAGTCGGTGAAGAGATTGCTAACCTTGGCTTTGACTATGTTAACGGTAGCAAGAACACACTTGAACCATTGCGTAACTTACTGCGTGACTATCAAGATGACTTCATGCCTAACCTCAAAGTAGATTGGGATGACATCAGCATTGAGACATTGCTTGAAGCTAACGACATCCAGTCACAATGGAAGTGGAACATACCATCCCTACGCCGTAAGGTAGAGGGTATCAGTGGTGGTCACTTAGTTGTTGTAGGTGCACGTCCTAACACAGGTAAGACTAGCTTCCACGCTAGCACTATCGCTGCACCAGATGGCTTCGCACACCAAGGCGCTAAGTGTATGATCCTCTGTAACGAGGAAAGCTATGAACGTGTTGGCGCACGTTACCTTAGTGCAGCTACTAGCATGAGCATGGATGAAGTTAAGAACAACATGCCTGTCGCTGCGTTACGCTACAAGCCTGTCAAAGAGAACATCTTTATCAAGGATAGCACAGGTAAAGACATGTCATGGGTAGAGGCTATCGTAAAAGCATACGAGCCAGACATTGTAGTACTAGACATGGGTGATAAGTTTGCAGCCAAGACAAGTGACAAGTCAGATGTGTATCTGAAAGAAGCAGCTATCCACGCAC